AAAAAATAGGCAAGTACCGTAGTACCTGCCTGTTATCTACATTTAAATCTTGAGAGAAATGTTAAAAAGTTCTAGTAAAATAATAGCACATTTTATCTTTAAATGTAAATAGAAAGCAGGTATGTAACGCACCTGCTTAAATAGACATGACTATGTCATTCTAACTGATTTCTCCCCATAAGTCACCTAATATCTGATTAGGCGGGGCAGAACCATTCCATGTTCTAATAGGCAAGTAATAACGTTGCCCCTCCCATGTATATCCTACCCAAACATGACCATCTTGTAACATCACTTCTGTATAATCACAATATCCACCAGGTTGGAACTGATAACCCACTGGACAAGATAAGAATGGCCCCACTTTTCTTACTGTGATTGGTTGATTGCCGTTTGTGAATCTAGCACTTTCTTCCATGTAGTAAGTACCATATTTATTACGTTTCCATGCACTTGCAACTGGTTTAACTGTATTACTTGAAGCGCTTGACTCATTAGAGACAGTGGCAACCGGTATTTTACCATCCATATACACCCTAATCTGCTTGATAAAGTAGTCTTTAAGTTGCAACCGCTTGTTTTCTGGCAATAGACCGCGAGTTACTGGGTCAAAACCAGTGTGTAAAACCGAACTTCTATGAGGGCATGATGTTGAAGTAAATTCATTGTGCAATCTGATTGTATTTCTGTTTGCTGGTAATCCCCATTTTTTCAACAATCTAGCGCATTCTTGGAAAGTTGCCTGTTCATTTTTTAAGAATGTCGCGTTATCTGCGCCCATTGATTGACATACTTCAATACCGTAATAATATTTATTACCTATTTGATTAGCGGTATGCCAACCTACTTGTGATTCATCTAAGGCTTGCCAAACTGTGTTGCCTGATACGTAACTATGCGCAATGCCCGCTTCTAATCTTGATAAAGGTGCATTTACTAATCCGTTACGATATGCTTCAGCAGTCGCCCCTTTGCTTCCTGCGTCGTTGTGTATAACTATACCTTTAGGGTTACTACCACGCTTAGGTAGGTCATAACCTTTAACCACATCTTTGATGATTTTAAGTTCTACTGCTTTAGGTTGTGGCTTAGCTGTTTCTTTTTTAGGTGCTTGTGTAGGAGATTGAACTGATCGTGGCGCTGTCTCACTTTTAAAATTCGGACGGATAAACCACATAGGGAAATCATAAGCATGTTGTCGTCTTGTAACTTTTTCCCAACCCCAGCCGGGTTGTTCGATTCCGTCAGTCCAGCCACCGCCTAGCCAATTCTGCTCATATACAATGATGTAATCTAAAGTTGCTTCAATTACCCATGCAACGTGACCATATCCAGCACCGTAGTTGCTACCGAATACAACCATGTCGCCAGGTTGTGCTAAGAAGTCCGGTGTATTTTGGTATACAGTAGCTAATCCGTCGAAGTTGTTAGCGAATGGAATATCTTTTGCGCCTAAACCTTTTAGGAGTAATCCGAACAAAACTTTCCAGCCAGCATTGGCATAGTCGAAACACTGAAATCCATACCATAAATCTGCATTAAATTGTTTTCCCTCAGAAGTTTTCAACCATTCTATAAACTCTTTTTTAGTTAATTTTGCTTGCATCGTCGCCACCTCCATGATGATACTCATTCACGTCAAAACCAACATCGTTAGAGGCGTCTGTAAACGGCTGTGATGTATCATATTCTTTCGGTGCTTTTGTACTTAATTCTGGCGTTAAATTACTGTCTTGAGATGTTTTCCAAGTAACCTGTTGTTCTTCTTTGCTACTATCTCTAGGCGCTTGATATGTCTGTGCTATAGATGAATCTGAGACGCCTTTTGACGTTGGATCAGTAATAACACCAATACCTGTGAGTAGCGTGAGAATAGCACCTATAATCGCGCTAGCTTGATTTAATTGAGTTGATAAATCTAATCCGAATAAGTCTGTAATTTGCTTGATAAATAGCAACAATGCACCAACTAAACCTGTTAATACTGCTTTATTTTTAAATCTCAATTTCCAGTTAATATCCATTTGTTTGCTCCTTTTACCCAAAATAAAAAACGACTAAAAATTAGTCGTTTAAAATTATTCGATGGTCAAAGTTGGAGATCCTGAATAAACATCACTTATAGTGACATACAAAATCCCGGAAGGATTACTAAAGTTAATGCTTTTACTTGCAACTCCACTATTGACTCCTGATATTCCTAAATCACTTGATCCTAAATTAGTTTGCGAAACCCTCATTATACCGCTGCGTACATTTTCTATTGTCACCTGATAATTTTTGTTAGGTTCAACTCCATTTATTGTCCATTTTGCTGTTGAATCTTCTATGCTATCCGGATATTTATTTTTAGGTAAGGGTTTAATTACAAAAGACGGCGGTTTAGACCAAACTTTTGTATTACCTGCAAATACTTTAGAGTATTCAACCCCTTTGTATACCAATTTCTTTACACCTTTTAAATTAGCTTCCATGTCATCACCCTTTAATTAAATATAACGTATTCGGGTCTTTTTGATATATATAGTTATATTCATTTTCTGTTCCTGTCCAAATTTTAACCGTCGGTTGAGATGCGCCTTTTAGTTGATATAAATTATCCGCTTGTTGTTTAGTAAAAGCTTGAGACGACAAAACATACCTCTCGTCATGATTATGATTTATGTCTGATTTTCTTGATAAAGCATTTTCTAATCCTTCAATCTGTTTGATTGTATGACTATGATTTTTATCTGCATACAAACTGTTTAATGTTTGTTTGAACCTCTCAAAATCTTCTGTACTAACTTTTGAGCCAATCTGTTGCAATACACTTTCTGAAATAGAGTTGTTTTGTATTGCTTCTGCTAATTCTCTTAGTGTATTCATAGATTCAGGCGCGCTATCAACTAGTTCAGCAATTTTTGAATCTGTATACGTTTTAGAGTCTTTGAGAGTTGCCTCTTTGTTTTTTTCAACTTCTTGCAATTTATCTTCTAACCCTTCAACATTTGCGATATTGATTTTATCCAATAACTCAGGTTCTGCTTTGATATCTGTATCTTTACCGTCAATTTGCCACATTTTAGTGTCAGGATTGATTGATACTACAGTACCGTTCTTACCGGGTGCACCTTGTTCTCCTTTTTTACCTGCTTCACCTTTTGCACCAGGTTGTCCCGGTTCGCCTTTATCACCTTTCGCACCTTTAAATCTACTTTCATTCTTTTCGATGTAAGAAATGACATCTTTATCTATTTTCTCTTTAAAGTCTTTGCTCAATAAATCTGTCGCGTTATCTTTTAAGATTCTCGTAATAGCATCATCTACCAATTTAACATCGATTTCTTTTGCTACAGCAGATTCAATGCCACTATCAACGATATTGAAAGAAAAGTTCGCGACATGTATTTTTTCTTCTTCTTTCTCTAAAAACAGCTTACAACGTACATAACCAGCGTGTTTGATAACCTTTTTAGGTATCTTGTAGGTAAGGAACCCTTTTACAACATCGTCGATAATAAGGGGCTCATTTTTGAATATAGAGCCATCTTCCATAAACAAATGTAATCTAGGTGTTAAGCCATGTGCTTTTAGATCGATACGACCTTGTTTGTCATTGATACCTATTCTTATAGATGCTGTATTTTCATCTTCAGTGTAAAATCGACAGCCAATGTCACCTAAGTCAACACCATCATTTTTTATTCTCGTTTCAACATCTTTTATTTTGTACATTTATACACCTCTTTATTTATATTTATCTCTTATAAAATAGATACCTTTTAAGCCGATTTGTTTATATAGCTTAGCGATTGTACTAGCTTGATGTTGGCACCACTCTATAGCAGTAGCGTATTGGTGCATAGCTGGATTCTTAGGATTCCATCTGATTCTGTACAGTGTATTCTGTCCTTTGTTGATGTAATCCTTTCTTACGAAGCTAGCACCGCCCATGATTGCTTTTGCTGGAGATGTCCAACCTTTATTCCTTGCAAACGTCATTGCGTAGTTAGGATTGTTGTCGTAAGCGCCAATGCCGAAGTAGTTGTATACTCCATCTTTTCCGTTAGCGAAGTTACTTGTTCCATATCCACTTTCTAAGAAAGCGTGCGCGATTAAATAAATTTCATTAATGCTGTGCTTTTTACAAGCTTCTGCGAACGCTTTACCTTGATTATTCAATGTTCCCTTACCTTTAAGTATCTTATTAAGTGCGCTAACTGAAACACCTTGATACTTGCCTAAATTAAGCATTTGGTAGCACTGCGTGTTACTTTCCCATATTCGTTTAACATTCATTGCTGAACTCGTTTGTGCTCGTGTAGCGTTAGCCCAACCCCAAGCATTAGATTTTTTCGGGTTACCTCTTGCCATTTGTTTATCCAGTGCTTGTTTGAATGTATAAGGACTCGTTTCTGTTATGATCTGCGGTTGTTTAGATGCCGAACCATTGTTGGCTGTTGGTGACGAGTCTCTTACATTAGCTATATCAGCGTTTTTATTATCTACCATAACTTTTATTCTAGATTTTGTTACTGTTGGCTTAGTTATAGAATTTAATAATTTTTCTCTGTTTTTAAATATATTAAGTAATGCCTTTTCTAATGCTTCGTATTTATCTTTAGAAGGAACACCGTTGTCAATCATATTCCAATTAACATGTTCCAACATTGAACGCCAAATGCTGTCGTCTACTTTTAAATTTTCAATACTTAGAGGTATCTCATATTTGGCCATCATATCTACAGCTACAACCATTGCGTGAATCTCATTAAAAATAAATTCATTTTTACTCGCACTATAATCTTCACATACGTCTATAACTATATAATCAGGTTCATTAGGAACTTCAAATACAGCTCTTCTAGGTGCCCAAATATTATGTCTATCAACATAAAAGTGGGGATATTCTACATCCTGTTTGTATTTCTTCCTACTGTTATATAAACTTTCTACCGAGCTCATCGTTTGTGCGTTTCTAATCATTATTCCTTTAGGTTTTTCGAGTCGTCGATTACCTTCTACTATAAAGTGATAAATATATTCTGGATAATTAACCTCTTGGCTAGAAATAGTGTACTTTATAGTTGTTACATCTTTCCAAATTGGAACTTTTTTATTATTTTTTTCGTTATCATCACTATCATCTTCTGGTTTAGGTGCCGGTGTAGTTTTGTCTGGATGATATGGTGGTCTAACAAAATATTTAACCCCTCCACCTGGTCCATCATGATAAGAGTGTTTAATTTTATAAGGTGGACTTCCTGTTGCGTTATTTGTATACCAGTTTTGATCTACGCCATACCAATAGTCTTTTGTGCATGGTCCCACTACAATGTTTACATGTCCTGCCCAACCACCAGTCCAAACACCCCAGTCGCCTGGTTGTGGTACAAAATCTTTTGTATTTCTAATTATCTTGAAATCTCTACCTCTATAATTGGATTTTTGAGCCATAGCATCAGCATTTCCCCATGTTCTAAACCCCCAATATTTATCGAGTAAATAATTAGGTAAATCCCAGCATTGTGCTCCCATTCCAGAACCAGGTACATCAATAGCTATTTTATTTTTAGCGATATACAAAGCCCACTCTACTACTTCACTAGCTGTAGGTTTTCTGTTTTTTGGATTAGGTAATCCCATGTATGCACCTCATTTCAATCAAAATAAAAAGCCAGTGCCGAAGCACTGACTCTTAACTGTTATTTACATTTACCAAACCAGAAGCACGCCCAGAAGCTATATCCTAAAATCCCTTTAAGCATGGTAATCACCTCCTTTAAATACCAAAAATAGTTCTTAGTAAAGCTATGACAATCGTACTGAAGATAGTCCCTATCAAACCGAGAATCCACATTTTCATATCGCGTATATTTTTGTCGTTTTCTTTCTTATTTTTTTCGTCTATCTGTCTTTCCCTCTGGATAGCATCTAAAGTTTTATCTAATTTAATGTTAACTTGCTCTTGAGTTTTTTGACCTAATTTAATCTCATTGAGAGTGCTAAGCATTGTTTTATCATTCTCTTCTAATCTTCTAATTCGCCATTCATGTTCGTGCCGTTTGGTAAATCCAAACATTACGCCACCTACTTTGTGTTAAATTAAAAAGCCTCAAGCATTACACCTGTGACTTTTCATCTTTTGCCTCTGGATATTTTTCACCAGTGATCAATGCATATTCTTCTTTGTCGATTACACCCATGTCTACGTACCACTTAATTTGCTCATTTTTATAGCAACCCCACACATAAAAAGTTTTAATGTCTTTAAAAGTTGGATAAATCATCTTCATCATTTAAACGTCCCCCTCAGTATTTGTTTTGTTAGTTTTCAGTTCGGTCAACTGTTGTGTTAACATAGCGTTTTGTTGCGTCAATTGCATTGTCAACATGTTCACTTGCGTCATCTGCATTTGCATACTTGCAACCATTCCGCGAAGTTCCTCATCACTTAAATCTGACGCACTTTGTTGGTTTGATGCATTCGGTACGTCTTCTTTTTCGAAATTGCTATTGTATTTAATTTCGCCGTTAGTGAAAACAAACTTTCTAGGTTCGAACTCTTCTTTAAATTTAATAGGCACATTGTTATCATCTACATCTAAACTATTGCGTAAACCGCCAGTATTAACGAATCCGATAACTTCGTTTTTATCGTTTACTGTGATTTTCATTATTTCCACCCCATAATTTTAGTTATAGTAACTTTGTTGGCATTCGCTCCAGAACCTGATGTTTTACCTAAATCAAAGTACACATCGTTATCTATTCTTAAAGTAGTGCTACTTGTTTTGGATAGTAAGCACTCATAAATACCGCCACCGTTGCCGTCTGAGTCAACTACATTCGCTTTACTCAATTGAATCGCGTTAGGTAATGCGGTAAGTCCGAATCCCTCAATAACGCCACCTGGATAAGTTCCACTTACCAACAAAATAGAATAGTTTGTGTACGGTTCAGTTAGATTGATTGTTGTACCTACACCATTTGCGCCACCGTCGAACAATACCGTTGATTTATGTTCATTAGGAACTGTCCACTGTTGCTCAAGTCTGCCGTTTGTGATTGATCGTGTGTAAATCTTTTTAGAGTTATAAGGTGTGAAGTTAAATAGCTTGTTTGTATCATCTTTAACGAATACCGATAAATAACCCTCATAACTTTCAACGCTACCTGGTAAATCCGGCACTCTTGTTGCATAGTAATTACCAGCAGTTAAATATCCCAAATCGCCTTGCGCATTATTTAAGTTAACTTGAATTGATTGACCATTCGCCTCTGTCATCTTATGTTGTTGCCAGCTCGTTGTTCCGAATTTATCATCTACATACTGCTTAGCTTGATTTAAAGCGTTGTTAGACGTTTCTTCAACAAATTGCTTAGTTAAGTTTCCATCATTCTTTTTATAAAACGGGTACCATGTGCCGTAGATTTTGTATTTTGTGTACTCATCGTTTGAATCGTCTGGGTACCATGTTGCACGAGCAGTATTATTATCAACAACATAAACAACTAACACACCAGATTTGCTTGATGTATAAGTTGATTCATCGAACGAAGAACCGTCATCAACACCATCTTGTCCAGGCTTCTCTAACGTGCCTATATCCGTCTTTTCTGGCGCATCTGTTGCATTAGTAATATGAATAATCCTAGATGTGTTAACTGCGCTTAAAACGCTATCTATGGACTGCTCATACGATTCAATTGCTTTACCGTAATCATCTGTAAGTTTAGACTTTTGCCAATTTGTTGTTGAATTACCTTTAACAAGGTCAGCGCCATTGATTTGTTGTTCAACTTCGTTAACACGTTCAAAAATCGCTTGCTCTTTTTCAACTATTTTATCGACTTCAGCTGTAACAGCTTGTGTTGCACTAGTTTGCGTCGCAGTAATAGCTTGTATAGCTTCGTTTTGCTTGATTTCGATTTGTTGAATGCCTTTTGTCGCACTATCATTCACTTTTGCTATTAACGTTTGTGTATCAGCCATATTTTGCTTTAATTGGTTAAAGTCTTTACCGACAGCTTCGATAGTATCTTGAATAGATTTGATATAAACAAGCTTTGTTATACCATCAAACCCACTAACTAAATCATTTTCAATATTGAAGCTAAATTGACGTTCAACAACAACATTATTACTCCCGTTTTGTGTAAAGAATGCCTGAGCATGCACCTTGCCTGAATGTTTTAAAAATTCATTCGGTATCACATACTGCAAACGCCCATTAATTGCGTCTACTATCGTTAATTCGTCTGAAATATAAGCGCCTCTATCTACGTTATAATCATCGGTTTTTAACACGATAGATGTCTTAACATGTTCAGAACTTATAGATAACGGTCTGTTATTCTTAGTTACTGCAAAATTTAAAACACCAGTTCCTCTATCTGATTCATAGAAACTGATGTTTGTGTCAATAATTGGATTATATTGTGATGTTGTTTGTAACTCGATTAAGTTATCGTCTTTCGAAAAATTATCTACTATCATTATTCAACCACCTTTCCCTCGAATAAACTCCATTTACCAACGCCACCAGTACCAAAGTTTCTAACTAAAAATTGATGTGCAGACGGGAAGTTATTACGTCTTAATACTTGTGTTGTGTTACCCGGTGTATTCGATTTTACTTCTAATATCCAACCTGCAATACCTTTAAAGTCTTTAGGAAAATCAGTAAATCGTTTTGATTCTTCAGTAGTGATATAGAAATCTAAACCAACGATTTTTAAATCTGATAATTTTGTAATATTCTTAGGGATATGTTCCCAATAACCGGCGTTTTGCGGACAGAAATTCCATGCTCCGTTGTTTTTCTTATTGAAAATGTCAATGACACGTTCGAATTTAAGCATATTTCTACCTGTGCTGTTTCTGGTAAGTACTTGTCTTAGAGCACCATTATAGTGTCCAGGCAGTACATCAAAGAACCAACCTGCATCTCTAAACGCTTTCGGTAACGGGAAATCTAACGCATTTTGTGTGTCTTGCGTATAGATATAGTAATGACCAACTTCCGTAATATCACTTAGATATGCTGGGTTCTGTATTGGTAACGGTTTAACACGTCCGCCTGAATCAGTCATCGATACTTGAGGTGCAATGTTTTTTAAGAATTGGTTAACACCTCTTTGGCCGATGGAATAAATTGAGTGATGTCTGTTGTTACCAGGTCCAATAGTTACCCCTATTAAAAGCGCTTTGCGTCCTGTTTCTAGATCGTAATACATATCTAGACCCTCAGCTTCTTGGAAGTCTCCTTTAAATTTATTATTCACACCGCCAATATCGATACGTCGTTTAAATAACAATTCTTTTGTTTTTATATCGAAACCTTGTAAGTAGTTAGGGTTGGCTGTATTCGAATCACCTGTATACCAATATAAGATACCTGCATCATAAGTGATACCTTGCATAGGTTGTGTATCTGAAGTGTATTCCATAGGTATATCCATTTGATACAATACTTTGTCTATACCTTTATCAATATCGTCAGCACTTCTAACCTCAACAAAGTTCAACGAATTCTTAAGTTGTCTTTCAGAAGCTTTATATTCACGTCTGAAAATCATTAAATTTTCTATAGGATTATAAATCGCTGATGTATATCTGTCGTTAAATATATTCGGCATGACATCTTGCATTTCATTACCATAAGTTATTTCTCCAGTTCTATATTGGAAACGTACAAACTTGTTGTTTTCGTTAGCGTCTAACACTGCTGAATAAATCCATAACTCATTGCCGATATATCTATAGGCGTTGTGTGTGCCGTGACCGCCATTTTTAACAAGCAATCTATCAATAAATTGTCCATTAGGCTTCAATCTAGATAACATGTAATGATTGCCCGGACGCGCTTGTGTCATATAAATAATTTTTGTTCTAGGGTCTACCCAAAATGATTGCATTACTGCGTTAGTATATGGCGATAAATCTGTGATGAATTCCGGTTCTTGCTCTTTTGGTTCGAATCGGTATTCTGTAGCTCGATATTCTTTATAGTTTTCATCTACAGCTTTCTCAACCTTTTTAGTGAAAGCATCTAGTGTTGAATAATCATGATACAAACGATCTTGCAATGTCTTATGATCATAACCAGTATTATCAACACGCGCGTCTTTTACTTCGTTGATACCGTCGCCGTTATGACCTAGTACCATATTGCTGAAACGGCCGTTTAGATACGTTAAAAAATCAGAGACGCTACTTGTGACATTTAAATGCTCATACTTTATTTGCTCTCCATTATGTGCAAATACCTCTTTATTTCTATGGTATTCAAGAGAGAAATTAAAATCAGTCAGCATGTCTGAAATAAGCTTGAAATTATACTCATTTTCATCTACATATCTGTAATCGAAAACTCTACTTAAGTCTGTAATTAATTTGTTATCCATGTCTTCCTCCTTTTCTATCCGTAAAACTGGTAATAATTTTTAATAAGTTCGTACATAATAACTTCATGACCCCTCTCGTTCGGATGCAATCCGTCTGGCATACTTGATTTTCTGAACGCTGGATTATATGGCTTAAAATAATCTGTATGATAGGCATCATATACTGGTACATCCAATTCACTACAAGCCAATATCTGAGCATTGACATAATCCTCTAACGTTAACCCTAGTTTGTTTTTATCCGTATCTTTACGACGTATCGTTGTGCCACTCATAGGACATTGTCTAGTAGCTGTCATAACAAGTATTTTTGAAGCCGGATTATTTTTCCGGATAACTTCAATTGCAGAACAAAAGGCACCGTAAAACGTTTTTGTATCCGTTTTATCAGTGCCTATCGGTACACCTGCCCAATAACCATGTAACCAGTCATCATCTGTACCTTGTAATATGATTAGGTCTCCTCTTATTTGCTCTGCTTGTCTAAAAATGCTGTTTTCTACCGCTTCTTTACCTATTGGAACTGTTGCCATTGTAGCGCCACCTCTTGCAAGGTTGGTCGTTTTGGCTTTCAATTTCTTGCCTAACATTTCTGTGAAATTAGTTTTCGCATGTGATCCTCTAGCTACAGAATCGCCAATCGTTCCAATTGTTTTTACATCTTTAATGTTTGATTTACCTATAAAATCATGAACGATAGTGCCGTCAGATGTAGTCACAGTTTTAGAGCTTACCTTCTGTTGTTTATCTTCAATCAAATCAGTTCTACTCATCAAATCGAGTGTTGATTTAGCTATTGACGCTACTTTAGACTTCAAGTTTTCTGCCGCTTTACTAGGATTAGAAAGGTTAACATCATTTAATCCAGAAACATAGTTAGCTGCAGTATTAACTTTTTTCATATATCGTTGTTCTCGATTAAACTCACCAAGCGTTACATCTTGCTTAACAATTACATTGTTTATACCCCTAATCGTTTTAACTTGTACTATACGGACTAAATCATTCAAACCTAGTTTGGTAGATTTTATTTGTACTATGTCTCCGGGTTGTGGGTCTGCTTCTGGATATGATTCTCTTAACACCAAAAAGTCCAAAGACAAAGATTGTTTTAACGACTTTTTCAATCTCGATTGTAATTCTTTATCCATAGTTTCTTGGTCAGTCACTTTACCATCTTTAAATGGTTCTGCGTGGATGTCGCCGTATATTTCAGCTAATGCACTTCTAGCTTCCATTACGAGCCCAGCGTGTTCGAATGTTTCTTCTCCTGAATAATTACCATATCCTCTAATGAAGGTGGCGAAATCACTTGCATCTTCCTCGAGTTTTATAGCGTTGGCGTTGACTTCGTCAGAAATAAAATAAGACGCTTTTTGATTTGCAAAAGGCGTCAATACAAACTTATATCTGTCTTTCTTTTTGTCATACGTTATTTTATATTCTAAACCGAAATGTTCTAATCCCTTTTTAAACATTTCTAACCTTGTGTCGCCTTCACCACCATTTTCAAACTTCGAAGACTTAACCTTACCTTCGACTTCAAAAAGCATTCCAGTACCTTGAAACACAATGTTAAAATATCTTTCTACTGTAAAAGATCCTGTTACATTAACATAAATCCTATCAATCATTAACTTGTCTATAGGAATCTCTCTAGCAGTACATTCAACCAGTTGTCTGTCACCTTCTGATTTCCTATCAATGACAGTTATTACATATTCTTTCTTGTCGTTTTCACCTTCGACATGACTAACAATCCATCTTTTCCCTATAGCGTTAATAACTTCATAAGTATATTTATTTTCTAGAATATCAAAAGTTAATACACCGTCAGCATTAACTTTTTTTACTAAAGTTGTTTCTACTGGTACAGGTGCGCCATTACCTTTAGGTGGTTTAATAGTTATTGTCATTCTGACACCTACTTATAATAAAATTTCAAATCAAACTGAACTTTTTGTACCGTTTGATTAAACTCAAATTTATTAGCTCCGTATTTAAATTTTGGTTGGGCTATATTCGTTTCGGTACTTATTTCAACACCGTTTTTATAAACTCGGAAGCTATCATAAACAATTCTGTCTCCAGCTTTTAGTTTGATCCCTTCGATTTTCATTATTTCAGCATGCGTTAAATTCCATACAAACGATTCTGTATCTTCGCCTAAAATAATTGTTATCTTTTTATACATGTTGAATTGGTCGTTAGGAGCACTACCGTGATAATAAACTGTACCTTTGCTCAAATTTTCAAATGTATACTTTCTTTTGTCTCCGCCTGCATGCCAATCAATATTAAAATCAAACGACCACAATCCAACCTTTTTGTTTTCTTCTAACTCTAGGCTTGTTCCAATACTTTCACCGTATGGTAATTCTGTAGTTTCGAATTTTAGTTCAAAAGAAACTTTATTACCTTTTTGTTTAGGGTTTATAACTCCGTTAAAAATAACTTTATACTGTTTACCATTTACATAAATTTGTTGATCGTGTCTTGAATATTCGTAATCCGGGAAGTTGTTTTTATCTAATTTCACGTAATCATCAGAAGTTGGTTGAGTAAACCTGTAATTCAACTCTTCTTTTCTTCTGATTTCTCGCAAATACATAGGTTCTATGTCTGTCGTTAACGAATACAACATATCTCGCATATAAGCAATGTCTGAACGATTTTTAACTTTACAAAAACAAGGAACAACTATATCTCTACTGATATAATTGCTCCCCATTAATATACGACCGTTCATATTTTCTTTGTCTTGATACTTTGTGTTGATTTGCATGCTATCAATTACTATATCGTTAACGATAAACCCGTATTCACTTAATTTGATTACAGTACCATCTTTTTTTGTTAATTCTATGTCCATTTGTAACCTCCTTTATAAGTAATACTCAGAATTGCGTTTAGCATTTCTGCCGTTAACAATACTAGTAAGCGCATCGTTATTGACATCGAATTCAATTTTAACAGTTTTCATGTTCGGTGATGTTTCAATAGAATGTGTGTGTTGTACTTGCGCATTTATATTTCCACCTAAATTACTTAAGTTTCCTGTAATACTAGAAATGTCAGGTGCGTTTAATGTAGGTTGAAATGCATCAACTACTTTATCTGCAACATTAGAAACATTACGGATAACTTTACTTGAATGATTATCTATACCTTTAACGAAACCTAGCATTGAATACATACCAACATCCATGAATTCACGTGAAGGTGAGTGAATACCCAAAGCACTTTTAGCTGCATCTAAAGCTTTCTTAGCAACATTTTTAGCTGCATCTACTAATTGACCAGCCATTTGTCCAATACCTCTAATTAAACCACGGATCATATCAGCACCTGCAGACACAAAATCTCCTATAAAGCTTTTTATTTTATTTACTGCATTTGTCATACCTTGACTAACTTTGTTTACAACATTAACGAATCCTTGAACAACTCTATTAACAAAGTTAATTAGCGTACTTGTTATAGTAGATACCCATTGCATACCTTTAGTGACAATGAAGTTCCAAGCTTGAGACATTTTGTCTGATATAGTTGAAACAACTTGTGTGAATATGCTTACAACTTTATTCCAAATTGTCGTTAATATACCAGATAAGAAACTCCAAATCGTATTCCATATATTAGAAATAAAACTCCATGCCGCTTGTAACGCAGTAGATATAGCTGTAGTGATAGCGTTCCAAACCTTAGTTGCCACAGTAACTATAGTGTTCCACAACGTTTGTAAGAACGTCCAAATAGCGTTCCAAATTGTTATTGCGATAGTCATAATTGTGGTAAACACTGTAGTTATTACAGTGACTAACAAATTCCAAATCGTAGTAGCGATTGTAATTATCGTGTTCCAGATTGTACTTAAGAATGTCCAAATAGCTGTCCATATCGTCATAACTATTGTCATTATCGTCGTGAAAACAGTTGTAATGATTGTAACTAAAAGGTTCCATACTGTTGTTGCAATAGCGATAATTCCATTCCATAGCCCTTGCAAATAAGCAACTATTTGATTCCAAATAATCATTATAAAATTGTATACATTTGATACCGCTGTAGTGATAGCTTTTAAAATAGCATTCCATACAACCGAAGCTACAGTTTTCAACACATTCCAAACTGTAACCATAAATGTTTTTATCGCATTCCAAGCATTTATAATAAAGTTTCTGAATCCTTCATTTTTATTCCACAATAAAACAAATATAGCTATTAATGCAGCGATTACACCAATAACTATCGTTATTGGACCACCTAAAATACCAAACACAGTTACAAGTCCTGTGATAGCATTTCTAATTAATCCAATCTTACCGAATAACAATTGGAATATAGCTGTAACTAATTTTATTGGACCTTTTAATGATGTCATTGCCTTACTTAATACTAAAGTTCCTGTTTTAGCCCAACCAAACTTAGTTACTAATGCGACTAATCTTGCTGCTAATGGCCCCAGAAAATCCATTACCGCTAATATTGGAGCAATTAAAAATCTAAATGCACCAACTAAAGTTATAATGACACCAACTAATTGTGCTGTAGCCGGATGCGCCTCAAACAAGTTAGCTATCCAACCAGTTATTGCTACTGCAACGCGTAATACTGCACTAGCTATAGGAGCCATCGCTGTTGCGAATGCAACTAATCCTCTTGCGATGTTTCCAATCAATTGCATTATTAGTGGTCCATTTGTTTGTATATAACTGACAAAGTCTTTAAAACCTTGAGATTGTCCTACTTGTTCAGACCATTCCCTAAACTTAGCTGTCATTTGTTCAAGAGATTGGAATATGCCAGTTGATGATCCACTGAATGCATTCATCAAATTATTAATTCCAACGAAAACATTTTTGAAAATATTACCAATGATAGGTAAGTTTGTTTTTGTGTATTCAATAAAACGAGTTATCGAATTTTCTCCAGCTGCACTATTAGCCCAGTTAGAGAAAGATTGACCTAATCTATCCAACCAATCAGCCGACCATTGAAACAGTGGTGCTAATTGCGTGAATACATTGACTAATCCGTCACCAAAACCACCTGCAGCACTTAATAGCTTGTTAAATACCGAAACACCCGTTGTATTCATCATATTAAAGAATCTTGAAGCTACACTGCTATTTTCAGCCCATTTAAGCACGCTTTGAGACGCTTCTTCCATTCCTCTTGAAATACCACTAAAAAACGGTTGTAAGCTCTGCATTGCAGTTTTAACAGTATTTAAACCATTTGCAAGAGTTGTGAAGATAGCGGATTGATTTTGCTTTATAATATCAGTCCATGCTGACTTTACGCCATCTAACGCTTTTTTGTATTCGTTTGTTGCTGAGCTAGCTTGTAAAGTGCCATCATTAAGCATCTTTATAGCGCTGATAGCCATTGCGCCAAACGCTACAAATCCTGCTCCCGCTATTGCTACGGCACCACCTAAAGCAAGTACACCACCAGTTAACACTTTGATAGCGTTTAATAGCGCAAATACTACAGGTACTACGCTCGCTATTACAGGTATTAAGATACTAAAAGATGATGTAAGTAATCCACCAACCATATTAGAACCTACAGTACCGAACACACGGAACATATTAGCTAAATTCCCCATCTGTCTTTGAAAATTGTCATTTGCTTTTATTATGTAGGCATAAGCTTTCTTTAAACCATTAGTATCGACATCTACCTTTGTTGTTTTTTTGTTCGGCAATGCGTCTAATGATTTTTTAAACGCATAAATAGTTGGTATAGAAAGCCCTGTATCTACATCTAGTCGAGATCTAGTTTTGTTTGGAATACTTTTAAGCTCTTCTTTAGTGCGTTTGATTTTAGAGTTAGCAACACCATTGTCCACGTCTATAAAAGCTTTAGCTTTAGACCTATTTAATGCTTCAAGACTAGCTTTAGATACTTTTAACACTCGATTGAATTTACTGTTATCTGCATTGACGTCAATATTGACACGTTTCTTTTCCAGTTCGGATAACTTAGCTTCTGCTTCAGCGATATCTTTAGTTAACTTTTGTTTTTGTAGTTTAACTTCTGGGCTAGCTTCTTTGGAGTTAAGTTTGTCTAGTTCAAAATTTGATTCTAATATCTTTTGTTGTAAGTCTTGTATACTAGCATCTAATTTAGCTTTTACATTTTTGTTGCTAAAGGCATCTAAAGACTTTTTAGCAACCTTGATAGTTTTTTGTAATTTTTTATCGTTAGCGTTTAATTCAACATCTTTAGTTTGATCTGCTACTCTTTTGAATTTTTGTACAGATTTAACCGCACTATCAATTTGCTTTTTGAATTTAGCTACACTAGCTTCAATAGTCGCTTTAATTTTATATTCCGTCACATTAACACCTCTCTTTCTATTGCTTATTAAATTCTGCTATAACTTTAAAGAATTCATTATTTTGTGGTTCGTATTCATCACGTTCGCTACTAAATCTTATATCTTTACCTTCGTTAAGCCGTTGGATATTTTCTTCATAAGGCAATACGTCGTTTGCATTGTTAAAAACATATTCCTCTTTAGGTTTATTTTCTGTCCCAACATTTTTAGTAGCTGCAGCATCACGAATAGCAAACGCAAGTTTGTAACGTTCGAATTCTTGGGTTAGCATTTCATACTCTTTCGCATACATTCGATAGTTATATTCTGTTAATGTCATTTGCTCAATAACGTTCAAATCTGTAATACCAAGTGTTGACATACAAGTTATAACGATTCTGTCGTAAGTTATTAGGCTTCCGCTGGTTTTTCTTCCGTTTCCACTACTTCGACTAGGTTTCGGGTCATAGGTCGCTTTCCCAACTCCGTTAAAATATCCGAACCGAATTCTTCTAGTCCGATATTTTCTGCGATTTCATCTAATGCTTCATCAATGTTATTAATAGTAATTGCTTGTTTTTTTAAGTGAGATGTAGCTGCGATTAAAACTTCGCCAATCACAACCGGATTTCCACTTTCTAAACCTACAGGCAACATTGATACACCTTGACCGATAGAAGCTTGTTCAACTTTTAAACCTAATCGGTTATCGATTTCTCTTAAAAATTTAAAACCAAAACTTAATTCTAATGACTTTCCGTTAATTTCTACATTCATAACTTAAAATCTCCATTCATAATTAATTTAAACAAAATAAAAAGGGCTTAACGCCCTATTTTTATACCTCTCTTGGTGCAACCGGTGGTGAATCTACTTTAGGTTGTGGAATTGCTGTTAAATCTTCGCCAGTTAATGCATCTGCTTTTGTAGTGTCGTGGAATCTGTATCCAGTCGCCTTAAGTTTCTTTGTTACAGCCTCAGGTAGTGTTGCAAATCCACGTTGGAAACGACCATTCACTCCATATTCATATTCATATTCATCAATACCGTTAGCTTCTGCTTTTAATTCAAATTTATTGTGGAAACCTTGGAAATATTTCGCTTTAAATTTAGCGGAATCCCCATTTTTGCCTGGTATTCTACTTTCAACTTCCCAAGCTTCATACAATACGCGATCTACAACTGCATCTTCAATTTCATCTGCAAAATCGTCACCATAAAACATTTTAGCAGTACCAGACATTGTTGACTCAACAGAACCACCAGTGTTATAAGAACCGTCCATTGTATCCTCTGTATCTGTATCAGCTTCATGTGATAAGCCGTATTCAGTTAAAAAAAGCATTTTAGTAGCATCTACTTTTTCGCCAGCTTTTCTAAATAAAATAATACGATCATTACTATTTTTCATATTTGCCATTCAATATTCCTCCGTTTTTTAAAATGTTTTGTAAGATATCGTTACTGATGTGTGTAGCAATTCTTGATTGGTAGTATCATCAACTAACTGTGTGATGTTAGTATCTTCTTCTTCAAAGTCATAATCGTTTGTTTTAACGCTAGGTGTTAAATCATCAATACATCTTTTAACAAGTCCGTCATGATGTCCTAAATCATCACTTACACTCCAAATATCAATAACTAAATTCGTGTCACCAGAATAACTATCAAACGTGTATTTACTTCTGTTTGACTCCGGCATTTTTATTACAAAAAAAGGATACGGAATCTCTTGTTGCATCTCTTTACGAGAAATAACAGGGAATCCATATCCTTGTAGCGTTTCATACGCTTTATTATAAAGTTGTAAGTTCGGTGTCATGCTTTTATCTCCTATTCAAACAACGCTTTCAATTCTTCTACAGTTGATTTTCTTATTACCTCATATACTGGCCACATAAAAGGTTCTGCCTCCATGTATCGAGTACCAAACTCTAAGAAACCACTATAAGCTGCATGCGATGTGATAGTGTATTGCAAATCGCCAGTTTTTTTATATCTGATATTGCGTGATAAATTACCAGTCCAATAACCCTTATTCATTACTTCTCTAGCTTTCAATTTAGCTCGTACTACATATTCTTTGGCTTTTTCTTGTAAAGTATCATCTACATCATCATCGATGTTGTTTTTCATATCGTGAAATTGGTTTAACAGTGCGTCTAATCCGTCTATATTCATCAATTGACCTCTTCGATATAATATGACGTTTCGTGTCTGTATGTCTTTGTATCAATTATCTTGTAGCGAATACCATTAATTAACACGTGGCTAACAGGGTAAGATATTGATTCTTTTATCCTCAGAACACTTACATCGTTTTTTACATCACCAAATTCAAGTTGCTTTCTTGCTCTAGAAATGGGGTTAATATTGCATGGTATCGCATCATAAGTGATTAGTGTGTTTTCTTTTTTGCTAGTTTTAGGATTGTAAGTTGCTACTTGTTCTAATTGAAAAATAACTCTATCTTCATATCTCAAAAGAACACAGCCCTTCCTTTTTTAGTTCTCGTTCTAGCATTAAAGTAATTATCAATAATAGCTTCATACTCCTTGAAATCGTTCAATTCATACGCATTGCTACGTCCGTCAACCGCTTCTGATGTCATACCTTCAGCACCAATCCTGTTGTAGCGTTTAACTGCAACTTCTTTAATCATGTAACTAAACCTTTCCGGTATTTGTTCAACTTCAATAGGTAACATTGATAACAACTGGCTTTCACAACTTTTTATAATTTCCTCTAATTGTTCATCTTGCTTTTCATCTTTAAGGCCAATACGTTTTTTTACATCAGCTAGCGTAGTCATATAACCACCTACTCTAGCGACTCAAAAGTGTTGATAATTTCAGCTTTTGTTTGTTTTTCATCAACTTGTAAGCCAGCAACACTTGCTATTTCGACAAGTTCTTTTTTGGTTAATTTGTCATTTACAATGTAAATCATTTGTTCGTTGCGTTTATTTTCAACACTAGCTAAAGCTTTGATACGTTCATCTGTAGGATCATAACCTTTGCGAGGGTAGACATGCCCTTTCATATAGACATGTCTGTTATCTTCTAAATCTGTAAAATCTACTTTAACAATTCCAATGATTTCGGGCATGTTACCACTCCTAATTATTTATTAAACTTCTCCTGGATTTGAAGATGGTTTTGCATCAGCAGGAACTAACTTAGCAAACGCTTTATCATCAGCGATATGCAATGCTACATGCATAGTTGCACGTAATGCCACCATGTCTTGTTCAAACAAGTTTACAGGTGTTCCATCTTCATTTTTGACTGTAGATAATTGTGCAGTTTCATCGATTTTGTATTCAATTAATTGAGGGATACCGTAAATCAACTTATCGAAATCACCAGTGATTAACTCACCACGTTTTAAGTTGCTTGATTTAAGGTTAACCACAGGTAGACCATCTAACGTATCACTGTTACGGTCATAAATACGTTCTTTCGTTTCAGGATCTACAATTTTACGTAACAAGCTTCTGTTTTGTGTTTTTGAGATAAACGCATTTGCTTCTAATTCGTCATCTTCAAGTAATGCCTCTAAATCAATAATGTTATCTTGTGTGAAGTCACCTTTAATAACCTTATTAGTTTTTTCAATTGATTGTGCAATTGATTTACCGAATGGATTGTTACCTTGATTCAAAATACCCGCTTCATCAAACTTTTTATAGAATGCTTCAGCAATCATAGGCTTCATTTCTTCAAAGAATTGTGAATAAGTGTAATTCAAAAACTCTTTTGTTACAGGTAAGATAACCCCTAATTTAAACGCTCTCATAGTAGCATTAACCCATGTAGCTTTAGATGTTTCGATTTTTTGACCTTCACCTACCCAGTAAGCACCTGGTTTATCAGCCCAAAAAGTAAACTTCTTCTCAGTACCTTCCATTGGTTCGTACTTACCTAATTGCATAATTTTAGAGTTTTCCATAACCTCTTGTAAGATGGGCGTTGTGAATTCATTCATCAACGTGCCATCTTTCTTTTCGTGCATCATTACATTATCAGGGTTAAATACTTGCGGTTTAACATTGTTACTCGCAAAATGTTGCAAATTTAATTTTAATTTTTGTGTTTGTTCCATTTAAATGCCTCCGTTAATTTTTAATAATTCTTTTTTGTCTAGCTATTTCAGCTAAGTTTTTCGGTTTATTTTTAGTCGAGTGATTAAATGAATCTCCACCAGTCAATGGCGATTGTCTAGCGTTAATCTTAACCGCTTCATTAACCGCTTTTTTTACTGCATTAGAAAAAGCTTCAACATTCAATTTAGTTTGTTCAGCAGTATCTGTTACAACTAAATTAACAACCTCATCTGATGAATCAACTTCTGCTTCACTTAACATTTTCCTTGCTTCTGAACGCATTTCATTTAATTGTTTTTCTGAGCGTAATTGCTCCAGCTCTTTTTCCATTTGTTCGCGTTCATATTCAGCGATTTGATCTTTGTTCATTTTTGCTAATCGTTTAGCTTCATCAACAGCTTCTTGTTTCTCTTTTTCTTTCTGCTTCATACGACGACTTAATTCTTCTTTAAGACGCTTGTTATATTCTTCTTGTAGTCTTTTTTCGATTTCTTCTTCTGAATTAGTCTTTTTGTCTTGTTTGTCTTTGCCTTCATCATCGTTGTTATCTTTTGATTTTCCATTATCTCCATCTGATTCTTCAGCAAAAAACTGTAACTTGAGTTTTAACTTTTCTTGGATATCCATAGTTTTTACACCTCATTTATTTACTCTTGATTAGTTTTAAGCCATACATGGTTCGGGCTGTTACACTTGCATCTTTTATTGTCATAAGCATGGTTTGGACATAAAAAATAGCCAACACAATTAAGTGCTAGCTATTAAAAGAGAGGTTCATTATATTTCGATTTTTCTTTATCGGCTAATACTGCCGACCTTACACTGTCTAAGTTTGCATCAATAATAACTGTTTCGTTTCGCTTTTGTAACTCTTTACGTATACCTTTTAATTCTCTTGCTATGTCTCTAAGGTATTTGTCAGTATTACTCATATTAGTATCCTCCAAACATTTAATTTACTGTCATACAAAACTAACTTGCCTTTAAAAAACTTTACTTTTAAATCAATCACCGCTTTTCACTTTCCCTCCGAAGTATTTTGTTTTTCGTTTCTTGCTTGGTTTTTTCGGCCACATAGATTTAGGTAGTAAAGCGCAATCTGAACGACAATTGATATGCATAGGATAGAAATTAACACCAATTTTAGCGTCTTTAACTTTGAATATTTCTCCATTAAGCCCTTTGCATACTTTAGTTGTTCTATTATCGATTTTTGCAATATACATATAATATCCTTCCGGTGAAATTTCTTTCATGCTGTCAATGCTTGATTGTGCGTGAACACGTGCCGATTCCGTATAAAGCAATGATTTAATTGCTGCGGTCTTTTGTCGTGCTGTGCCTTCGAATTTATTTAAGTGCTTGCGCATATCTTTAACATATTCATTAGGATGTCGACCTCTAATAACTACATTAGCAATTATTTCTTCTACTTCTTGTTTCATCGCTTCAGTATTAGTCCATAATCGCTCTGACCAAACGACACCATGAAATTGTGTATCAACGATTGTATCTATAACTTCTTTAGCTACTTGTACACCTTCACCTAAAATACCCGCTTGATCACTGAACACACGATAAGCTGTTGATTCGAAATATTCCCTCATCGATAATTCTGTTTGAGCTGTTGCATAAGCAATTAAGAATTCTATTTGAATCTTTAACATCTGTTCTCTAGATACATACATCTTAGTGTTATACTTCTTTAATTCTTCATTTGCTCTATCGCTAAAGTCCTTGTTTTCGACCAATCTTTTTGCTTCTTCTTGAAACGCTTTTACATCGAACTCATCAATAATCTTTTGTGCTTCTTGTAATGTAACGCCTGCAAAATCTCCGTACTTAACAATAAACGCATTGATCTCTTTTTCAATGCGCTTAATCATCATATTCAATATACGTTCTATTTCTTCAGCTTTAGTTTTATCACGCTTCAACTCATTCTCGATTGCTTTGCGTCCGCGTTCTTCCCAATATTCTTGAGTGTTTTTGTTAGGCAATTACAATCATTCCTTTTTATCAACAGTATCTTTTGTATCATCATCTTGTTCGTCATCATTGATGTCTCTAGGGTCTTTATAAATACCTTTTTGAGCTTTTTTAATAGATTCTTTCTCATCTTCTTCTATTTTCTTGACTTCCAATTCAGGGTCTTGGAAGAACGAGAATAGAGACATCAAAGTTGTTTGACTAATCTTCCCGCCAGAATCAATATAAGCTTTTAATTCTTCAATCAATGATTTAGGTAAGTTTCTGTTGTATACGTACCTAACTGTATTGAAATCTTTGTTAGCGTCAATTGACCGTGTGTTTTTAAGTATCGTCTCTAATAACTTAGCACGACGTCTTAACCCTTTAGTAAACAATCCTTCTTTAGTTTTAGTACGTTGTTCCAATCCAAATAATTTGTATTTCATTGCCTCGCCCGATTGAGTGCCACTAAAGTTATCATCTTTCATGTTAGGCGTGTTGGTAAACATGTGTATATCACTGTTCAAACGGTCTTTATAAGCTTCGGTACCTTGTACATCGTATTGCTTATAAATATAACCACCGTCAACTGAACCTTCTGTTTCTCTACCTTCGCTATCAGCATAAACAGTCGGTTCTAAAAACAACACGTTAGCTTCCTTTTGTTTTCTAACTTCTACAGGATCTAAATTTAAATTACCTTTAATAAGTAACATAGCGTCATTTAAATCACTCATATAGTTAGCAGTATCTGATTCAGCATTATCATACAAATCAATTAAAGTGATTACTTTCTCGTAATCCCCTTTTCTTCTTTCGTTATTGCTAAATTCTGTAATAGGCATACGTTCGAAAGAGTGTGATTCAAAAACGTTTTCACGTGGTGTGAGCTTCAATCCATTTGTTCTACTGGTAAGATATCTATAAACACCGTGAGAAGTAAATAAATCAACTGTAAACACTTCATCTTCGTCAGTCTTGTCTATTGGTTTAGTTCTTAAATATCTAACGCCTACGATACTATTACGTTCAATTGTATTGTCGTATATGACAAAAGTACTCATTGCATCACTCTTGTATAAACGCGTTTCATCATCTTGGTTTCTAATCATTAATTCATAAGCTTTACCATAAATTGACAAATCTAATCCTAAAGATCTATTGTGCGACTCAACATCATTCAAATCATTGAACGCCTCAATAGCTTCTAATACATCTTTGTCATCATCTTGATATTGAATTGGATTACCTAAGAAATAACCGTTAATAAAATCACTAATATAAGATGCGTAATCATGCGCTACACGGTTATCTGCCATGTACTCTTCTTTGCGTCGTGTTAACTCAACCAGATTCTTAGTTTTACCTTCGTAGTAATCACTCAACACTTTTAATCTAGGTCGTTGGTAATCCATGTGATGTTCAATGTATTTACTTACTTCATTAACGTTTTGTAATAAATCGGATTCCGTCCCGTCATATGTGTAAACAACATTGGCTTCATCATTAAATAAGTAATTTATGTTTCCCCGTAGATCTGTATCTGTTTCAAATTCGTTTACTTTTAACATTTGTTCCCTCCTATAATCCTAGAGATTTTATTGTGTCAACTTTCGAACTGACATTTGTGCGTTTTCTAACCGGTCTGTAGAATCGTTCCACTGAATAACGCAACGAATCGATACAATGATTGTATGTATCTACTGGTTCATTGGTATATTCACCTGTATCTTTGTCCTTTTGCCATGTGTAGTTGTCAAACTCTTCAATAGTCTTGAAACAACGTTCATCAACAATGATTTCAAATTGCATTAAGAATTGTAACCCTTGTACAACCGAGCCCTTCCCTTTTTTGGTTGGTAAAATCCTTTTAAGCCCTAGATTCCTTAATTCAGCTATACTTTTTTGTTCTGCACTATCTGCTGTAATTTCTTCTTTAGCATAACCAAGTTGCTTTATGACATTAGCTATTTCATCATTCAGCATACCTTGTTTAACATACTCTTCAATGATGTATAACTTCTTTTTCTTTACATCTATTTTAGAATGTATAAAAGCACTAGGATCATTAACGTAGCCAAAGTCCAATCCAAAATAAGAAGGTAAATGTCTTAACTCATCTTTATTTATTAAACGTTTTTCATACTTAGGGAAAACCAATTTGTCTAGTGTAGCAAATTCACCTAACGCATAAATTTTGTAATATGCTGGATTACGATTTGCTAACAACTCTAAGTTTTGTCGTGTCATTTCATCAAGAAACTTATTATCTCGATAACTAGATTGTCTAATCATGACATTTTCCATTGGTTCACCATGTTCAAAGAAATACTTATAAACCCAATTCAGTTTAGATACTGGGTTAAACATCAAAAATATTTGCTTATTCACGTGTTTACGCTCCCTCAAACGCAACGTTAATTGCGTGTAATCATTTAGTGTGAATTCAGACGCTTCTTCCATGACTATGTCTGATATGCCTTTTATCGACTTTATTTTCTCTGGGTTATCTAATCCTTTAAACAAAAAAACTGCGCCGTTTGGCAATTCAACTTTGTTATCAGTCTTATTCCAAAGGCACATGTCCCAAATACCGAAGTTTATCAAACAATCTTTGACATCTTCGAATAAACTATCTTTAATTGTTGATTGGACTTTTCTAAGCCATAGTATACGCCTAGGATATTTCCAGTCTTGCAATGCTTTAAGTACAACTTTTTGTATAACGCCGTGAGACTTACCACTTGAACCGCCACCATAATGAACTTCAGTGAAATTATCGTAATTGGTTAGTATTTCGAATATGTTTCTATTGAAAACATTAGACGGTTTCTTAAAATTTAATTTAACCTTCGTCATCGTACTCACCAATATTAATTTCAATATTCTTCTGAGTAATTTCTTTTTTATCGATATACGCACCGTGAACTTTTAGTATATGGTCAATAGATCTCTGACGCTCTTCAAATGTTGGCGTGATTGTGTAAGTAACCTCTTTTTCCACTTCGTCGTTTAAATGGTCATATTTCTTACTGTAAGCCTCTTGAGGTTCTCCTCTAGCAATAGAAGCAGATAACGCTAAAGCTTCTGTAATACTCATTAAACGCTCTTCTTGTATCTGTTCTAATCGTTCTTTAATATATTCCGAAACATTAACATTTCTTAACAATCGACTTGCTAAAGACTCTGCTGTTTTCTTACTATAACCTGCTGTAATTGCTGCTTTTTTACCATTACATCCATTCATTATATATTCATCTGCGAATCTCTTTTGTTTTTCGTTCATTTCATTTACCACCAACTCTCGCGCTATACGCTTTTTAAAATTAAAAAAGGGATTGGCTATAATCAGCCAACCCACATAGATCCTTTATTCCTAATTGCGATAAGGGAAACGCAGTAAGATAATCAATATCCTACACTATCATAATATCTCATTTTAGGTATCAAAAACTGCCACTTTACTGCCAATTTCACTCTTCCCCTAACTCTTCCGCCAATCTAGATATGATTTTCCTTTTGATTCTATGAGCAGTTCTATCAGAAATGTGTATGTCATCACAAACTTTCACTAACTCCTTTTTATTAAAATAATACTCTTGAATGAACTCGCGTTCTTTCCTACTTGATGTGTTGATTATACGTTCAATTGCACTCTTAAACTCGAGGATTTTACCTCTTCGTATACTACAAAGATAATTAGTTACTGCCATTTCTGTTTTCGATGTATTAGACGGTACAAATTCCCCGCCTATATTTGTATCTGTTGGAATCCATGGTGTCATTATTTCACTTCTTAAATCTTCGAGTTGCTTATGATAATTAGGATAATCACACAACTCATCTTCTAACTTTCGAACTGTTGATAATTTTAATCCGTATTTCTTTTTAGTCATGAATACCCTCCGTACAAATATGTTTAATCTTCAAAGTGTCTCAATCTACTTCTTAATATCTCTATCTCTCGCTCTTTAACTTTCACATCACCTTTTATCTGTTCCGCTTGCAACATCACACCAAACAATAAGATGACTAGTAATATAATTGCTATGACTAACCACATCATCTACTCTGACACCTCCGCCCTCATCAAATCTAACTGATCACTCAACTTCGCAAAGTCACTCGGCGCCTCTACATCATCATTAGCCGTCATCATAATATATACTTGCTCCGTTACATACTTACCTAGCTCATACATTGCTAGTAAGAATATTAGTCTTAATATTTTTTTAATCATCATTGCCATCTCCAGTATCAATTAAACTAGGCATCATTCTTAACATAGCCCTTAATTCATATTCATTCATATTAGCCATCGTAGGACTGTAAAATTCACTGTCTTTATCTTTAATTTCTTTAATAAAATCATCTTCAATCTTAGCCTTTTCTTCAGGTGCTTTATTTTTATATTTTTTGATTATTTCAGTGTACTTTTTCGGGAATTTCATTTTAGGTATGTTAATCATCATCTGCCTCCTCAACATTGATCCCAACTATATAACCTTTGTTCAATACAAGTTCTCTGCCATAATCTTTTTCTATCGTTAAATAGTCATCATCATTTCTAAAATTGTCCAAAACAAATACTATTTCGTTAAATAATTCATCTTCATGTAATATCAAACTACTACCGTCATGTAATAAAATTCTCAGCTGATTCATTTCCCACACTCCCTTATATTTTCATACAACTGACCCACTTTAATAACTGCATCTCTTTTAATTTGTGCCTCGTACTTCTCTTTCGCTTCTTCTTTACTCTCTGCCTCAACGACTGTAAACCTTTGATTACTCTTAGCTTTAGTTATGTGTGTATGTTTACGTCCTGTTGAATCTTTGAATGTTGTGACTAAGTATTGCGTCACTTCCCCAAAACCTCCTTGACTCGATATAAGATGTCTTTACACTCCGCTACTTCCGAAGCCTTTTGCTCCACGTTCTGAAACACTTTCGAATTCCTCCACTTGCTTTAGTTCCGGTGTCCATATAGGCACGATAACCAATTGAGCTAGTTTATCGCCTTTGTTGATTTGGTAAACTCTTCTTATGCCTCTTCCATCTTGTACATAGTTACCTTTTATATCTAAAATGCTTATTAATCCATCTTCTAATTCAGCGTCTATATCATCATATAAAAAGGGTATTCCATCACGTTCTTCATCATTCTTGATATTAATCCCTAAATTGCCATGATATCCCGCGTCTATCTTGCCTGTTTCAATCACTAAATACGTTTTACTACTTACACCACTACGACTAGTTAATAGTCCGACATAGCCCTCTGGTATACTCACAGCTACATCTGTTTTGATCACTGCTTTTTCTTGTGGTTCGAGTACGACAGTTTCAGCTGAGAATATGTCATAACCTGCATCCGTCTTATGATTTCGTTCGGGCATTCTAGCATTTTTTGATAATAGTTTTACTTGTAATGTGTTAGTCATTTTCCTATTCCTCCTCATATTTATAGACAACTTGACCCGTCATAATCCCTACTGCTTCATCAAGTTCAATATCTTCTTTGAGTGCATCTTGCATAGCATTAGGTAAACCCTCAAGTATTTCATCAAACGCTTGCGCTTTCTTATACACGTCTTCAACCTCTTTTAGTAACCCCTCTGTGTCATTACCGTTATACGCACTAGCACTAATAACGGACTGTTCGATTTTTTCGCGATTATTCATTTGTGTCATCCTCCATAAAAATTTTATTGTTTAATTCCATTCCGAATTTAACTCTTTCATCATCGTTACCGAATTTGTTTATTAAATCTCTTTCAACGCTCTTGCAATACCTATCCCATGCGCTTGCTTTCTTCTCCAGTTCTTTGTTACAATCTCGTAACTTCGCTATAACCCCAATAAGCTCATATCGTTGCTTCTTGTACTCATCACGTTGTTTTCTCATCTTCTTCAACCTAGCGTCCATTACGCTTAGTTGGAACCCTGTTTCATAGTTCATTCTACCAATCTCCCATCTTTCCAAATTAATGTCATAGTTAGGCCGTCGTTCAAGATGTAGAATGCTTTGGTAGGGAAAAACGTGTTCTCTAAACGTTCGTTGATACTAATACTTGTGTGTAACGCTGACATACAGGCTCCCTCTTGAAGCTCGTACACTTCAAACAACCTATCAAATACTGTATCTTCTGTGATTTCCTCTTCAACTTCAACTATGAAAGGAGTATCAATTGGAATAAAACTTGATATCGAACACGTATTTGTATTTCGTTGAAAACGAACGAATCCATTACTAAAAACTTTTGCAAGAAAAATTTTTCCTTTTGATAGCTCCGGATTTTCTCGCGCCCACTTAATTAATTCATCCAGTCTCATTTCTTTTTTAACTTTGATTTTCATTTTTACATCTCCTTAAAATAAAGTTAGTTGCTTCTGTTCCTCATATTCCAAACCATGTTGCTTTATATATATTTCGAGCTCTTCCGCTGTATCAAATGTCTTTTTCACGCCTTGCCAACCTGGTACGATATGCCCATGAAAGTAATAAGTGCCGTTTACTACATGGATATGCGCCACTCGCTCGTTATCCTGATACAGATATCTCTTAGATCCGAAAAATTGGTTTAAGTATTCTTTGCGTGCGTTATCTATCATGGTCATCAATCCCACAAGTCAAAGGCTCTTTGGACGTAAAACTTCGCCTTTGCTAAATCCTCATGACCGTTCTTTAACGGTGCTCTAGACAGGTATTTGATTGCATTACCTATTGTGAATGCTAATTGTGGTGGGTACTGTGCCGTAACTTGTTCGATAAAATCTATAATTTCAATGTCGCCGTATGTGTAATGTGCAGGTTGCTTAACATTGTCTTGCGTTTTGTTCATATCTACTTTTCTGTTACTTATTACGCTCATTATGCTTCACTCCATTTCTTGAACATTTGGTTATAAGTGACATCGAACCAGTGCGGATCACGTGAATGTTTCTGAGGTACATTAAACAAATGTGGCTTCTTCTTACGTAGCTCAGCCTCTTTCTTTCGCTCTCTTTCCAATTCACGTTCGAGTCTCGCTTGTTTAATCTTTTCCATTTGTTTCATTTCTCTATATTCTTTTAGGTGCATGCCATAAGGCGCGTCTAAAGCTTCTGAAAACTCCCAACAACCTCTAACACGTTTAGAAACAATTCCAGCGTTTATCCCGCGCTTTGCCATTAGTTCTTTTTCAAAATTGTTAAATTTATATGGTTTATTATTAATGATTACAACACTGCCCATTTATTCCACCTCTACATTTACATTTCTAATTTTTAAATTGTCATACTCTAGTATTTCGTCAGGATTGTTATATAAGTAATCTGCCAGCGTTTCTTTTTCTTTATCCACATCATCAAAATGCTGATATTCAACTTCGGTAGGTATTCTTATATCAATCGTTGCGTTTATATATGCTTGTTGTTGCATTAGATCACTTCATTTCTCTTTTGCGTTCTCGTCTTGCTTTAATTAATTCCTCGTACGTAATCCATGTTTTACCTGTATACTTAGGCGCTTTACATATCCAATTGAGTTTTATGTTTCTGTATTTGTGTCTGAACATCTTAGCTTTAAGTTTTGCTACTTCGGTTGGCATACCTTTAATGTCGATAACTTCAATCAGTTTGTCATCGAGATATAACGCGAAGTCTGCAATATATTCAATCTTTCGTTGTTTATCTAGTTTTGGTAATAATTCAAATTTCGGTTGTAGTTCGATACGATCATAGTTAGTGCCATTCATATTACTTTCTAAATATTGGTAATATTCGCACTCTACTTTGCTATCAAATACAATCCCTTTATACTCAACTTTCTTAGCGTTGTATTTACTCATCGTGCACCTCTAAATATCAAATATCGTTGCTTGTAACCCTAGCTCTTGCTCATATAAAAGCCCGTGAGCGCCTTTGAATCGTTTTAGGTCACTATCAGTCATAATTTTCTTTTCGTCGCTGAAATGGGCTCCTGTAAGCGAATAAACTTCATTTGCGTTGTCTTTATACTTGATGACTTTGATATCTTCCGTGCCATCTTCTCGGTATAAGTAATATTTTTCTTTCGGCATTTTTAACACTCCTTAATATTCGACGATAGCGGGGCGTGTATGACGTTCTGCAAGTTTTTGGATAAATAGGTCGTACAACCTATTTTCATCGCCCTGTGCCTCGTCTATGAGTTTCTGAGCGTACATATCTGAACACTCAAGTTTAGTTTTTAAAATTTCTTTGGTTACCATGCATCTCGCTCCCTGAAATCGTCTCCGATTACTCTTACTTTTCTCGCATTGTGTTTCATTCTTGAATTGATACGTTGCCAGTTCATATTTTGATTTAGTTCTTTATCACTAAAGTTAGTTGTAAAGATGTTGTTTTTACCTACTCTGTTATCAACAATGCTGAAAAGTTTATTTAAAGTGTGCTCTGTGTTTTCTACACCCATATCATCTAGTACAAGTAAATCAATATCACTTAGCAATCTGACTAGCTCGTCTGTAGTTTCAACTGCATTTTTGTTGTATGTCGCTTTGATACGATCCATCAACATTGGTATGTGCATAAAAGCAACTGTATGCCCTTTAGATTTGACTGCTTTTGCGATAGCGTATGCTAGGTGGCTTTTACCAGTTCCATATGAACCTTGCAATATTAATGATTTTGGTTCTTTTGTAGAGAAACCCTGTACATACTCTATTGCTGTTTGTTTAGCTTTTACTTGTTTTTCATTTTGTGGCTTATAGTTGTTAACCGTTGCATCTCTTAATGACGGATTAACATTTGATTGATTGAATATGTTGTTTATCTTCCGTTGCTTGTTTCGCTTATATTCCTCATAAATTTCACACTTGCAACCATCTTTATACTCGTAACCATTCGGGTGTTTTTTAGTAGGAGCGAACTTATATAAGTCGTATTCACTGCCACACCTCTTACATTTCAATCCCTTTTCGACATGAGTAGGTTGATATTTTTTCAAGCTTTCGTTTATCTTTTCGCTGAATAGTGGTTTCATAATGTCCCCCTAATCCCAATAACTTTCGTCGTACTTCATACGTTCCAATTGATCTATGCCAGTTTCTTTAATCTCTTCGCTATAATCATTCATATAGCTTTCATTAGTTAAGAATGTTTTGGGGTACTTTTGATATTGTTTGTCTGTAATAGTTTTTAAATACTCTCGAGTGCCTTGCATGATTTGTTCAAAAGAATGTTTCTTTAAGCATGATTTGAATTTAGTAAAAGACATCTTCTTATCTTTCTTCTTGTCGTAAAGTTTCCACCATTCCTCAAATTGCTCATGCGTAACGTCAGTTGCGCTATTAATTGAACTTAAGTTCTTATCTATATCTTTTTCTTTATCTCTTTCTAATTCTTTATCTAATTCTTTATCTTCTTCTGTTGCGTGACTGTCACGTGACGTCACGTGACCATTTAGCAATTTTCTGTTGTTTTCTCGTTGCTTTTGTTTCCTCAACCTGTTCTGAGCCCTGATTTTCTCGAGTCCTTCAATGTTTTGGTGTTTTTCCCAGTTTGTCACTTTTATGACACCATTAACTTTTTCAATCATGCCCAACGTCTCAAAAGTTTGTATTGCTAACCTTATTGAGTTAATAGGTCGGCTAAACTCATTTGCTAACATTTCTTCGTTATACGGCAAGTTTTCAGATAACATAATGTAACCTTGTTCGTTGTACTTTCCTGATAAAGTTAGCAACTTAACCCAAATGGTTATGATCGTATCTCTTTCGGGTAAAGCTTCGATATATTTGATTTTGCTGTCATCAAACATGCCAACTTTAAGTTTTATCCACGATACTTCTCCCATTGTCTTCTCCTTTCAGCGCTTTTATTTTGTCCGGTATTTCCCAGTTAGATATGAATTCTTTAAGTTCATCTGTCATAGGTACGTCATTAAGGATTACGTCTGAACCATGTAAATAAAAATTAATTTTATTAAACATGAGAGCAGTCTCATAAATATTTTTTGACCATCCAATATGATATGTCTTTCTTTTATAAGTTATTTGCGCTACATAACCACTTTGAGTTAAATAGACTCCTTTGAACTTACTTTTTCCTCTTCTACGACGTTTTTGGTCTTTGTAAGTTTTGTATTCATATTCAAATATAGAGTCATTTTGATTTTTATGATTCTTATAACCTTGTCCGTCCCAATATTTATCTACTGCGCTGTTGTATGCTTTAGCTGCCTCCCATTCATTAACAAAACTACCTAAATATTTAGATTTGCTATCAATTTTTATTACAGCAGACCATTTTTTTGTTTTTCGATTTAAATAAACACCTTTATAGATACTCGAAGTATTTCTTGTAGGCCTTGCCCATCGTTGTTGATAACCAATTGAAGTGATGTTGTTTTTGGTAAAATCATTATTTTTTATTTTTTGAAAACCATTTTCTAATACAAATCCACTTAAGCTAACGTTGAGTGTCTTTGTGTGAATTCTTCTAACGTTATCTACATAAGATTTTGTCCAAATATATTGATTAACTCTCTCATAATCTTCATCATCAACAAAAATTTCTTCTCCATCTTGTAAAAATATCGATTTAACCATTATTCTCTTCCTTTCAGCATTTTATTAAGCCTCTCATCAACTTTTAGCCACGAGTCATGCAAGTGATATTTATCATCAAACGACTTAACGCCAATCGCATGTTGCTCGTTGTGATGTTCGCGACATAGCGCTAATACATGTTTGTCATAGTGATTCATCTTGTTTCTGTTCATTCCTCTGCCGACTGCTTCATAATGAGCTAGGTCAGCTTGAGGCTTTCCGCATATTACACAGTTGCGGTTAACAGTTGACCAGTATAAGAATGATTTATCTTGTTTCAGCAAGTCGCTTGTTTTATAACTAAGCGGTATGTCGTTGTGAAATATCCAATCGAGTGTTACCTCTATAATTTGATTCGCTTGCATCCGTGTACAGTCACTTAACGAAATACTCTTGTCATAGTCATACAGAACCGTTACATATTCTTGGAACAAATACCTCATATAGTCACGTGGTTGGCCTGTGTGGCTCTCTATGTCGTTACAGAGCGCAAATATTTTTCTTCGTTGCTTGTCTGTTATTTTGAATGGGTCTTCGATTCGCAAATCACATTCGACTTCGTAGCCGTTATCAAGTAATAATGTTTCTTTGTCTCCTAGCTCGGCACCCTCGATAACGACTGTTGTTGTGCCGTCATCTTGAGTGATATAGTTTTTGATTTGAGCCATTTAATCACGTCCTAGAAAGGTAAATCATCGTCAGAGATTTCTATAGGACCATTAGCATTAGCAAATGGATTATTTGATTGCTGTCTATTCTGTGGTGCGTTATATGAATTATGCTGTTGTTGGTTGTTAGATTGACCGTTGTTTTTACGTTCAACGAAAGTTATATTGTTGACTGCGATGTCTGTAGTAAACACTTTCTGTCCTTGATTATTTTCATAACTACCGGTTTGTATTGAACCAGTAACGCCAATTTTATTACCTTTATTAAAGTTATTAGCGATGATTTCAGCAGTCTTACCAAATGCAACACAACGAATGAAGTCTGTTTCATATTCGTTAGTTTGTTTGTTTTTGAATGGTCTCTGTACTGCGATTACAAAGTTAACTACGTTGTTGTTTTGACCTTTTAACTCTGGATCTGCCACTAGGTTCCCAATTAAATTTACTGTATTCATTGTTCAATTCCTCCAAGCCATTTTTTTATCTGTTGTCTGGTTACATTGATTTGGTTTTTATTCAGTGCTTCGACGTTCATTTTTTCTAATTTGTTAATTTGTTCCTGGTATTTTTCCGCGAATCCACTTTCTTTAGCTATGGCTATAAAATCATTAACTTCTTTAGTTAGTATGTCTTTAAATTCTTGACTTACTGTTGAATATTTATCTTGTTTTTGTTTTGCGTCTGCGTCATCTTCATCAGTTGGAATGTTAAAGAACTTCATTAAGAAATAGCGTTCAGCATAAGTTAACGCTGTGCCATGTGCTTGTGAAATATCATTTTGTTGACCGTAAGCGTGATAACTTACTTCATACTGTTCTTCTGGTTTATCAGCATTAATCCATGTATAATTCAAATCCATTTCAACTATGAATTCTGTCACTTCTTGACCTTTTTTGTTTTTAAAAGTATGTGTCGTCCAATTTTCATTTGACGTATTGGGGACTAACAATAAATTATGTTCAATCATCTTTTCTCTTATTCTGTGTAATATTTGAGATCCTGAAACATACGAGAAGTTATAACCCTTAGTATCTTTTGTGAAGCCCGCAATATTCGCTTTAACATCTGCTATTTTTTGGTACAAATTAAGTTGTTCGGCCATCTATTCTCCCACCTTTACCGTGTATGACGTTGGTTTCTCAACAATGCTAGCACCCTCTAAAACTTCGCCGTTTGCGTCAATTAAAGTGCCGTTTTCAGTTACATTGAAATCTTTCTTAATGTCTGATTGGCTAAGTTTTTTAGTTACCTTTACATAGTTGTCAAAACCTCGTTGCTCAAGTTGTTTAATAACTTCTTGCTCATTGCTAACTTGAATGACTTTTGAACCTTTTCTGGCTGTCACTTTTCCGTAAGGTGTATTCAACTTGAATTTGCTATCTTGTTCTTTTTGTATTCTGTAATATTCAATTACAAGGCTTTGTAAATATTCTTTGCCACTCTGTAATTTTTCTACTTCTTTATCTTTCCATTCGTTTATGCGTTCAATTTCTTTATTTGCTAAATCGTTGATTTCATTCTCTTTAGTTGTGATTGCATCCAGTTTCTTAAAGACCCAGTTAGCACTGTCTAAGTCTGTTACTTTGAATCGGTCGTCTTGTTCAAATGTTTCTAGTTCTCTCTCTTGTAAATCATTCACTTTTCATACCTCCTACCATTTCATGACTAAGTTAATTAGTCTGTCATAATCATCTGCGTTTTCTTCAATCCATTCGTAAATAGATTGATTTAATATGTCTAATGCTGTGTATAGATCGTTCTCATTAGTTATGTTTATGCCGTCGATAAACTTATCTTCTAAATCTAAGATATTCACCAGAATGCTGTGGTCCTTCTTCTTAACTGCTAATTTAAAATCAAATCCGTCTACATTAATTACCTTCTGACATACATCGCCTATTTCGTAATACATCTTGACTTCCTCCGTTTTTCGTTTTATATTGAACGTGAATTAATTTTGCTAATCGTTTGTCTCTGTTACTTGTTGGCGCAAGTAGCAGTTTTTTATTCTTCATAAAAGTATTCTTTATAGAATATGAAAGTTGCAATACTTGCGAATCCCGCAATTGACCACGCTGTAGTGAAGTATAGAAACGGCATGAGTACAATTGCTAAGACTGTGAAGCATAATACTGCTAATAGATAGCTTTTATAAATGTTACTCATTTTCTTTTTTCAACGCCTCCATTATTCTCTCGTCTGACAAGCCGTGATAAGGGAATTTTTCTCTAGCTAATTGGACTGGTATTCTGCCTCGAATCGCAATGTAACCTTCGTCTTCAAGCTCTTTATTCAGTTCTCTTATTATTTGTCCTGCTTTGGATTTAGAAACAGATAAAATTACTGCAAGTTCTTTAGCTTGCAAACTATTTTTTATCATATCTATTCCTCCTTTTTATTTTTGTGTTGTGTATAATTTAGTTATCTCCTAGTGAAAGGAGGTGATAAGTATGGAATTTAATGATTTTCAAAATTTCTTTGGTGAACTTAGTAATCAAGCCGAAAAAGAATTCGGTGGTGACAGTGACTTTTTTAGAGATAGAATAAATAAGTTGAAAGAAGATGCTCCTGAAAACGTATCTTACGAAATTATTTATTCAATAGCTTTATACGAAAGCTTAAAAGCTCAACAAGATATGAAAATTTTGAATACAGTTAAATATCTTTTAGATCGTGACTAGCAATATCCAACAATGATTTGCTCTGAGCATTATTAATTTTTGGATAATCAAAATTTCTAAGTTTAAATCTTGTGTTTTTCTCAATCTTTACAACCTTCCACGTCACAACTGCCATTGTGATGAGGAGGGTTGTTTTGTATAGTGTGTTCATTGATAATTCCTCCTATTAAGATTTTTATTTTTCTCCTAAAAACTTATTAACAAAGTATTGTTGTCCTTTGCCTGTTACTTTTGGCGTCTTACTAATTGATGTGTGACCGTCCGAATGTGTGATTGATGTTTCTTTAATTTCGAATAACTCACGTTCCATTGAATACTGTGTAGGCATGTTATAATCCACACCCTTGCGTTTAATAAGGAATCCGTTTTGACGTAACCACTCAAACAATCTGCGTTGCCCGATGTTTATACCGTTTTGTTTAATGATCTTTGCTAACTCTCCAACTAAAATTGATGTCTTAGTAGTAGCTACTGCATCTGCAAATACAATTTTTGGTTTATCACGTTCAATCTTTGTTTCTAATTGATTGATTGTGTTGTTAGCAATTTTTAAAGCACGTTGCATAATCATTTCTGGGCTATTCCATGCTTTTTCAACTTGGATGAA